GCTGGTTTCACAACCCAATCACCGAGAGTTTTCTGCATAGCCTACGAGAGGACAAGCAGGAGATAATGGAAGCGTGGGCGAGGCGTGCCTACACAGGTGAAAACGAGGGGCAGACTCTGCAGCTGAACGCTGTGGGGCTTGCTCAGATCAAGACTATTAACGAGTTGCTGCAGAATCTGGAAGATAGTGCTGATTCAGCACGAGGCCAGATTGCAGAAAAGAATAGGAGTAAGTGATGGATGAGAGGACAGTCAGACTTCGGGAGCAGGCTCTTAAGATCGCAGAAAAGAACGGGCTTATTCGAGGGGTGGATGGGGTAACTGGAAAGCTTGTAGATGGTGTTAATAACATCTATCCTTTTGCCGCCTGGACAAGTGCTGGAATCAAGCCGGAAGGACAGCCAGCTAAGTGTTGCGACACCCCAGAAGAAGCTCTGCTTGCCTATCTTCATGATTTTGATTCCAGAACTTCTCAATTGAATGAAGGTACTCATATCTATTGGAGAGAGTTGCCTTCGCTGGAACATGAGATTGATTTCGATAAGTGGTATGTTTATTCCCGCTATCTTATCGGCCCAGCTGGCCTGATGAATGTGGATGATTCCAAAATTTGGGAACTGAAAAATATGCCGAAGACAGACTACCTCCAACCTGGCTGGCGCTCTGCCAACAAAGGCCCCAACCCGGCCAACAATTCCGGCTTCCGTGCCACTGGCCACCGCATTCTGCTCATCACAGAGGAAGTGGAAGAAGTAACTTCCGGTGGGATTGTGCTGGTAGCGAAGACAGTTGTGGCTGAAGCTAACCGTGCACAGGTTTGCACTGTCCTGGAGATTGGCCCGGATGCGTGGGCAGATAAATCGACAGACTACTGCGAGCTTGGCGATCGCGTGCTCATCGGTCAGTATGTGGGCAAGATGCATGAATCTCCGGTGGATGGGAAGACCTATCGGTTTGTCAGTGATCTGGACATCATCAGCCCGTTGCCCCCGAAGGAAGCCAAATGAGAACTCTCTTTATAGGGGTACTGCTGGCTGCTTTTGTTAGCTGGATGTTCAGTAACCAACTTGTTGTTGTTTTCTTTGTCTGCCTAGCCGGGGCATGTGCCCCAACCTTCTATGGCATTGCTCTTGCTGAAGCTAATCGGCCCGGACGATGAGCACTCAAGTCAACTTTGCTGTCCATATTTTCGACATGGAGCTGGAGATGGTACCGGAACTGGAAGATGAACTGCGAGAAGCCCTCTCCAAGGCAATCCAGCAAGTCCTTTCCACCCGCGACACCTCCGGTTATTCCCTAACTGTCCGTGGTCCGGAGATTGTCAGTTTGTTTAATTAGTTTTCAACCGTTATTACTATTTAGTAATCCCGGTAAATAACCGTAGTTCCCTAACTGGAGTTCCCATGAAACAACCTATTTCCTTTTCAGATGCTTTAGCCGCCCTCAAGGCAGGTGAACGTGTTCACAGGGCTGGATGGAATGGTAAAGGAATGTTTGTTTATCTGGTCCCTGCGGCCTCCTACCCAGTGCAGACTGGTGCCGCGAAAATTCATTTTGGAGAAGGTTCTTTAGTCCCTTACAATGCGTATCTTGCAATCAAAAATGCAAACGAAACCGTCAGTACTTGGGTTCCCAGCGTTAATGATTGCCTGTCCGAAGACTGGTTTGTCCTGTAATTTTATAAATTCGTAGTTCCATAACTGGAGTTATAGCAATGCCAATTTTGATGCAGCGATTACTGAACCGAGTGTTCCTCCAAGAGCAATCAGGTGAAGGTGGGGAGGGTGGCGGGGGCCATGATGAAAACATCCAACGGGAGCAGGAACTCGAAGCCTCTCGTCGGGGCTGGATACCCAAGCACAAGTACACCGGCGAGGAAGGCAAGTGGAAGGATGCAGCTACCTTCCTGGCTGATGGGGCCAAGTACAATCGCAATCTGCAGAGTGAGTTGGCAGCGGTAAAGAAGCAGCTGTCTGAGTTCCAAGGCACTGCTAAGGAATTCGCAGCCTTTCAGCAGCGACAGATCGAAGCACGCGACTCCCAAATTGGTGAGTTGGTACGTGATCTCAAGCGCCAGCAACGTGAAGCCATTCGTGACGGCAATGACGACATGGCGGATTCGATCGAGGACCGGCTCGACATCCTGAATGACGAGCGCGCGAACGTCAAACAGCAGATTGAGAAGCAAAAGCAGACTCCTGCCCCCACCGATCGCCCTCCTGTCATCGATGAGAATGGCAACACCTCCGATCCTGTCGTACGTGCGTGGATCGACAACGGCAATCAGTGGTTCAATGAGAGCAAGCCGATGCGTGACTATTGCTTTGCACTTGCCAACGAAGCCATCGCAGCAGGTGAAACGAAGCGTGGTCTTCCCTTCCTGAACCTGATGCGGGAGAAGATGGAAGAAGCCTTCCCGATGAAGTTCAAGAAAGCTGGCGATCCGACCGCTCGTGGCAGCATGACCGAAGCTGGGGGTGGGGGCAGCGGGGATGGTCGTAGCCATTCGGTGAATGACCTGCCTGAAGCAGATCGTGAGTTGATGAAAACTGGCATTCGGCAAGGTTGGACCTCCGAAGCGACCTTCCTGAAGAATTACTTCTCGGATGAGCCTCATATCCATCGCACTGCTCCGAAGAAGAAGTAACTTTTTCTTCCCAGCATTTCCCCTTTCCCTAACTCGGAAGCATAATCATGCCTACAGAACAAAAGACAGCAGCCGGTTCATTTCAACGTGCCCCGGATGCCGATTCCAACCGGTTACTCTCTGCTCGTCGCCAAGGACGTGCCCTTCGAGAAGCACGCGAAGATGGTACAGCTCCACGCGAACGAGAAAATGATTTAGGGGGGCTCTCCCTCCAGCTCGACGTCCACGGCGAGATCCCAGACCATAAGCTTTCCTGGGTTAACGACGAGAACGGTGCAATCGAAGGCAAGCTGCAACAGGGCTTTGACTTCGTCACCCAGGACGAGTTATATGCAAAACAGGCCAAGATTGTTCCTGATGAAGAGATTAGCAACGTGATCTCGCGATTCGTTAAGGGCACTCGTTCGGATGGCCAAGCGCTCCGCGCATACTTATTGAAGTGCCCCAACGACGTTTGGGCTGAAATCGAATCGCGCCGGTATCGGGCTGCAGACAAATGGGACGCGGACATCCGTAGGCAAGCAGAATCCCCGGAGCAAGGTTCCGGCATGCGCAGCCTTCGTAATATGCGAACCGAAATCGACACTGGCTACAAGAAGGAATACCAGCTAGGAGAAGGCGCAAAGCAACGCGGCAACTCTGGCGAGTAATCTGCAACTTGGGGCTGGGTCGGCCCCTCTCAACAAACCCTTATCTTAGGGAGACCCACAATGGCAAACTTTGTCCAGCCCCGTGGCTTCGTTCCCGCTCGCTATATGAATGGCGCAGCGTGGAGCGGAGGCGCGAATATGTATTACATCCCCTCGACGGATACCAACCAGTACAATCCTGGTGATGTGGTGCTGACTGCAGCAGTCGGCGCAGACGCGAACGGTATCCCAGCAGTCACGAAGAACACCACCGGTACTGGTGTGGTGCGCGGTGTGGTGATCGGTTGCCTGTTGGCAGTTCCGAACCAAGTCTCCCTCGTGGGTACGAATCTGGACCTCACGGTGCAGAACATCCCTGCGACGAAGACCCGCAACTACTATGTGCTGGTAGTGGACGACCCCAAGGTGATCTTTCAGATCCAGGACGACGGTATCACTACCGCCAACTTGGTAGCTGCGAGTGTTGGCCTCAACGCCAGCTTCACCGTGACCAACCCGACTGCCCCCGCGCAGAACTCGGCTACGGTTCTGCTCTCGTCCTCGTTTGCAGTGACTGCCGGCCTGACCGTCAAGCTCTTCGGCCTGTCCCAGATTCCGAACAACGCGTTCGGTGCTAATGCAACCTGGGATGTTATTTTCAACCAACACGAATTCCAGGGCAATACCGCCGGGGTTTAATAATTTGGGCTTCGGCCCTTAGAGGAGAATTACCATGCCAGGTATTGTCAATACAGGCTCCTACCCCAAGGGACTATGGGAAGGGGTTAAGAGCTGGTGGGATTCGGCAGCTCCGGGTGCACCCGAGTTTGCCCCCATGATGTTCAAAAAGTACGATTCGGAGAAGAACTACGAAGAGTACGTTCAGTCGGTTGGTCTGGGGCTGGCAGTGTTCAAGCCGGAAGCACAACCGATCAGCTACGACACGATGCAACAGGGTTTCATCACCCGTGGCACCAACGTGGCATATGGCCTGGGGATTATCGTCACCCACGAAGAGCTGAAGGATAACCTCTACGTGAAGCTGACCCAGGGTCGTGTTGAACGCCTCCGTCGCGCCTTCCGTGAAACGAAGAACATCAACGCGACGAACGTTTTCAACCGGGCCTTCAACGCCACGTATGCCGGCGGTGATGGGGTCAGCTTGCTCAACACGGTTCACCCGAACTTTTCTTCAGGCACGTGGCAGAACAAGATGGCGATCGACGCGGCGCTGTCCCAGGCCGCTGTCGAGGACATGTTGATCCTGATGATGCAAGCCAAGGACGATCGCGGCTACATCGAACCGTTGACGGGGGACAAGCTGATCGTCCATCCGAACAACATCATGAATGCTGACCGGATTTTGAAGACGGGGAAGGCCGTTGGTAATAACAACAACGACATCAACCCAATTGAGACGGAAGGTTATCTGATGGGTGGTCGCGTTAGCAACCCCTACCTCACGGCGGCCGATCCCTGGTTCATTACCACCGGTATTCAAGATGGTATGATCTGGCAAGAGCGCGAACCATTGGAAATCTGGGAAGACAATGACGCCGATACACGCAACTACAAAGTTGGCGCTTACGAACGCTACACGTTCTTGTGGGCCAACCCGCGCGGCTTGTACGGTTCCAACGCGGCGTAATTGATCAGTGAGTAATTGACCGTTATTACTATTTAGTAATCCCGGTTGAAAACGTCCTCACAAGAGGCGAGTTATAGAAGGGTGATAATGTACACTCTTTTTAACTCGCCTTTTCTTCATCTAATTCAGGAGCAACAAAATGCCAGCCAAGCTTTCCCGGACCAGCCGTAGCCCTTACGGTATCACCAATGCAGCTCCCCGCCAGACGATGGGCAATTCGGGCGTACCTGATCCAACCTGGGCACGGATGATTGCACTCGAATATATCAACAACAACGATCTGACCGCTCTTACAGCCAACGGTTCGGCAGCTATGGCTACCGCAGCTGGTGTAGGGGGCTCTGCAACTCTCACCACGGGAGCCGCAGCCAACACTCTCGGAGCTGAAGCAACCGCACAGGCAGTCTTCCAAGTTCCGACTGTCGCGAACAACCTCGGCCGGATGTTCTTCAAGTGGCAAGGGCAAATCGACTCCCTCTTGGGCACTTTGCAGGTCGGTTTCGTAGCCTCTGCAGCCTCCGCCCCTCAGGGCATCTTCATCCAGTCGACTGTTACCACAGGCGCGCTCAGCTTGATCGTTCGAAATGGTACGGGCACTAGCACGTTCCCCTTCCCAACCGGTCTCGCTCTCGTTGCTGCTACTCAAGTGGAACTCGGCATCGAAGTCGACACCCTGGGCAACGTATTCGCCTATTTCAACCCCACCACTGGTGCAGAGCCGATCACGGGCACGGTCCCATCAACCCCCATCGGCACGGTTGCCAACGGTCCTGTCGTTGCTGCCTACAACCAGCTCAACGGCTCCCTGCAAGGTCTCAACTTGCCGACCGGTGCCCTCTTCGCCTCTCAAGGTGCCATCCCCACGACCGCCGTGGCTCGCGTCCTGACAGTCAATTTCTTCGTGGCTGTGCAAGAAGTGACTCCCAACTAAATAAGGGGCCATCATGGCAAATGCAGTAACTATTCAAACTATCATCGATGGCCCTCGAAATGCTGTTGTGAAGATCACGGGGATTCTCGATACGTCAGATGTGGCTGCTGTTCAGGTAGCCATTCCTGCGAATATGTTTCATGTGGCGCAGACCTTGCCTTTCCCGTTGCTGAAGCTCGACTACATCGACTATTCAATGGGGGGCAATCTAGAGGTGATCTTGTCCTGGGGTCTGGCAGCTGGTGCTGGTCCAGGTGCTCCGATCTTGCCAATTGCTGCTCGTGGTCGGATGGCTTTCGACTGCTTCGGCGGCCTTACCAACAACCAAGCTGGATCTGACGGTAGCATCTGGCTGCAGACCACTGGCTGGGCGGCGACTCCCGACGCAGTGACCGTCTTTACAGTTGTGCTGGAGTTGATTAAAACTGGTGGGATTGGGGTAGGGGTACGATAATGGAAAAGAAGAAAATTGGCCGGGCTAAGGGACACACAGTCACCCGTTCTGAGGTCAAAAAGGGCGTAGCTGCCATGTCCCAAGCCATGACCACGCGGGTAGGGGCAAAACCCAAAACAGCATCCCGCATGAAGATGAAATCGTAACTCCCCGGAGCAGCTATGCCAACCTACAGCGGTACTTATAACTTCTCGCTCACCGCTCAACAGTTGGTGACTTCGGCAATAGTGCGGACAGGAGCTTTTGACCAGTATCAGCCTATCCCCCCGGCCGATCTGGCCAGCGTACTACAGTCTCTAGAGATTATGTGCAAGGAAATGGCCTTGAATGGGATGCCTTTGTGGTGCATTCAGGACATCGCCTTCCCGACTGTCGCTGGGCAAGCAGTCTACAATCTCTCCACAATCACGGGGTCAACTCTCCCCCTGCGGGTGCTCGACCAGTATATTGTCGATAGCCAAGGCAATTCTGTCACCATGCAGATGACCTCTCGGTATGACTGGGACACCCTTGGGCAGAAAGCCCAGAAAAGTATCCCCAATCAAGTCTGGTACGATCCACAGCTTGGTGCAGGTAACTTGACCCTTTACAACGTCCCTATCGACAGCACCCACACGATTCACGTCGTGGTGCAGATGCAGATGCAGGATGTCGGGTCACTTACCAACAACATCGCATTTCCCCAGGAAGCCTACCGCATGCTGGATTGGAATTTGACTGATGAAATCGCTCTCATGTACCGCATGCCTCCAGATGAACGACTCGAAGTCAACCAGAAAGCCACTGCCTTCCGAGATAAATTCTTCGATGCGGAATTCGGTCAGGAACAGGCCTCCATCTTCCTCACCCCCTCCGAGCGGAGAATGTAATGGCAGCACCAGATAAGGACGTAACTATCTCCTGGGCACACCCAATCGGCACGCGAGATGGCACGTTGACCAAAGATGCGAAGATGGTTAACTGCTTTGCGGAGAAGACTGAAAACGGGGTAGCTATCGTCAAACGCCCTGGAACCAGCTATGCTTCCGTAGGAAACACAGGAACTGCTCAAGGGCAATTTGCTTCTTTTGGTGCTCAGTATTATATTGTCGATAATCAAGCCTACTCCTCAGGATCCTTGGGTCCTGGCGGGGGTATTGCTATTCCGGCTCCTAGTGGGGGGGCTCTTGCATATTGGTCGATCAGTGCTGAGGAAGCTGGCGCCCCGAGCACCGTCATTCAGGATGAAGGGGGGCAGCTGTGGACTTTCAACGGATCGGCCTTTACTAAAGTAACTGATGCCAATTACATCAGCACGCCGGTTGCCCCAG